GTTTCAATTCGTTCGACTGATTCAATGTTCCTGTATGGCATCATTCTATGTATCACGCTCCTTATCAGATTTACTAATCGCGAAAACAATTCCATTCCTCCCTTTACAACGATCTCCCGTGTGCGTATATAGACCATCTAGGATTAGGAAGAATTCGAACGTTTACTGCCCTTTCCGCTTCCATATACGCTCCGTAGCGTAACGGACACAATCTATACTGTGGTTATCTTTATCAGGATAACCGGAAATGATCTTCCCATCTTCTGTCCGTTCATATTCGTACCGCTGAAACTCTTTAGCCGTTTCCGGACAGGTTACAGGGTCAATTACAATTGCCTTTAAGGATTGAAGCCATTTGATGCCATATCGTACTGAGTCAGGTCCTTTGATTGCCGGCCGGCAAAGCGCCCCATAATCCCGATAATCACCTACTGACTTTGGCTCTGCGCTGTCCGCTGTTATCAGGTCCTGCCCGGTTACACCTTTAAGCATCACAAGCGCATTCCATGTCGCTGCGTTGCTCATCTTGTTAGCACGAAATTCATCATAAACGTATAAGATTCGCCGAGCGCTGTCATAGTGCATCTTGCCCCAGTGGTACGGATCAGGATACCAACCCCAGTCAATCCCCATATAGATGTTGTCGAAGGATGCTCTCTCGGCATTTGTTATTTCGCGAATGTCTAAGTTATCAAATACCTCGCCACCGGTTCCGACTGGAATTCCAAGGTATTCATGCGTATATGCCCTCGGATTTGTTAATAGCAGATCGTTTGCATCATCAAAAAACTGCTCCCCCAGCCACTCAGGAGGCACATCTTTATAACAGCTTGTATGCCGGACCGCGCCGCGGCGTGGTCTTAATACATACTCATTTGCCCAGTTATTCCTACTGATCGGTGGGTTAAACGACTTAAATACAACAAATTTTGAGCCGCCACGCATAACAGACTGCTGTACGGAACGGATTTCCTCCTCCCCGGCAAATTCATCCAGTTCCTCAAACCACAAAAATTTAAGGTAGCCATGTGCTACCTTAATGGATTTCATTTTTTTTGCTTTATCAAGTCCGCGAAACAATATTGCCTGCCCCGTGGGTTTATAGGTAAGTTTATAGGGGCTTGTCGTCGATTTCCACAAATCATTGGCGCCAAGAGTATCAATGCCCCATAGTACCTGCTCAAAAACGGATGTTCCAATTGTAGATGCTACTTTGCGGAATACAATTGCATTTGCTGCCGGGTCCTGCATAATACCGAGTGGGATTTCTGTACCGATAAATGATGACTTCGTTGAGCCACGACCGCCAGATAAATCATAGTAAGTGTGGTTTCCTGCTTGAATATCCCAGTGAAGATCATAAAATGACGGAGCGATAATTGAGGATAACCTTGCTCCATCAATCGTCACGCCGCTCATTCACACCTTTCCCCGCTATCTCTGCAAGCACTTTGGCCTGCATTTCCTGTACAGACTGTGGATCAATCGACATATTTGCCACATTCGGCAGCTCCACCGCGCTATCCGATTTGGGAATATCACAAATGATGTTGACTGCCGGATACCTGCCGTCATCTTTCTCCTTATCCGCATTCCAATGCTTGAAATTATTCTGCAGGTTAAATTTGGCTCCGTTTGATCCATCCCTATCATATAAGCGCATTTCTGCATAGTTCTCAATCCGCAGTTTCGCGCGCTCGATGATCTCCTGAAACCTTTTTGACCTGTGCTGATAATTGAGAAGACTCTGTCTCGTTGTAAATCCGAGTGCAAGCGCAAGCCCTGTCACGGTTAACGGTTTCTGACCAGTGATAATGGGATAACCAAACTTGTCCATAACAGCATTCCCTTCATCATCGACAAGTGGATGCCCCTCGCATTCCTTAAAATACCCGTCAATTTTTTTCTGCATCTCTTCCGGTGTTTTGAATGTCAAGACTCCGCTACGAGCCATACAAATGCGCCTCCTTTCCTGCAATATAAAAAGCCCGCCCCGTAGGGTAGGCTTAAAGACCGTGCGCCGAACAAGCATTCACGGTACGATCACGCTATATTATGCTGCCGTATTGCACAGCCTCTCATCTTTATGCGGAATAGCTATTTGCTATTAAAACCACCCTGAGTTCAGGCATTGTCATCTTCTTCTGCACAAAGCCTTTCCCACTCCGCATCCTCTTCATCGAGAATTTTTAGTGCTTCGGGGTCAATTTCTGCAAGGATTTCCCTTTCCTTTCTTCTCATATCATCAAAGAAAGTACCATCCGTCGTGCAGACATCACCCTCATATACACCGCCCTGTTCTGCCAAATAATCTCTAGCCATAACTGCCTCCTGTTATCTGTTATACTTATATGTTTCTTTTCGTGTAACATACTCAAATCCAAATGCCGGAAACGTACGTTTATAGTAGGCATTCAATACCCCGACGCCTTTCTGCCTTGCAATATGACCTGCCTGTGCTTTCGTCTTCCCACTGTTGACAGCATTATTATATGCGTCCCTATATACCTGCCGCCATTTTGCGTCAATCCGCTGAAAATCCCGGTTGATTTTATTCCGTAATCCCTGTGGATCAGCGTTTGCTGTCCGGCGCATGATATAATTCATTTCTCCCTGACCGGATGCTGCCGCTCTATGCTCCGCCCATTTGGAGTTAAGCATATTATTGATATCTGCCCAAGAAAACGTACCACCAAAATCCTCTGAACCTTTCGGATGTCCGTGTGTAACGGTTATGCCTTCCTGATTCAGCAGATACGCCGGAAAAGCCACTGATCTTCTATCGCCCTTGTATGCTTCTACCATCTGATTATTTTTATCAAATACAAATAATTCTTCATGCTTAAGACCCCGAAGTCTGCCCTCTGTCTGTTCCAGTGTCCATCCCTCATATTGGGATATGTCTATCGGCTGAGCTGTCCCTTTTGTAGTTCCACCCTCATTTGCAAGCCAATCCCGTGTATTTTCAATTCCAGAGCCTGCGCCCCGGCCTCCAAAAAGCTGTAAATTTAATTCCATCATTATTCTATCACACCCCGTTATGTATAGTCAAATATTTTTAACTTTTATCTGTTGAATTCCGACGCCATTTCGTGTGAAATGCACTGATCGACTCCACACCGACGCCATACTCAAGACACACTTCCGGGATGTCACCATACATGACGATCTGTGAAGGCTGTAAGCGCCGCACCATTTCATCAAAACCCGCCTCAAATAAAGCCTTGCACCGCAGATCATTCTGCGTTCCCACACTGGATACTGCGACCACGCCACCGACAGGCTCGCCATCAAAACACCACTCGAAACTATTCTCATCCGACCACGATATTGTAGGAATCACGGTAATGCCATGATCCTGCCAATATGCGGCGCACCAGTGCTTGCGATAGTGATTAAATATCTGTACTGCATACGGAAAGTCCGTGTATGTGCTAAAATCCGGCGTACACACGGCTTGAAAACGCGACAGCATATGGATGTATGTATCCGGATTGGTCCATAACCGTAAAAATTGGTAATCATCCACAAAGAAATGGACTCCATGGGATTCCGGTTCCTCACATCCCTTTGCATAGTTGAAACTGATCCAGTTATCCGCTATGCGCTGCTCTGGCCGTATCTGCGGTATCCCGTATTTACCGACGCCCTCATACATTGCTTTCTGCAAATTCTCATAGTTTCGTGTTGTCCTATACATCTTCATCTCCAAAAGATAAGGGCTGCCGTATCACGACAACCCTTTATAATTCACGCTTAGACCGCCACACGAAGAACAAAGGTAAGTACCCGTACTCCGTTATATCATCCGAACGCAAAACGCATTATTTATAACCAAATATCCTGCTTTCTGCAACCCGTCGTACCGCCTCAACCAAACGATCTGCATGTTTATCAATATAATCTGTCTTAATCCGTATTATTTCCCATTCTTCGCCCAATTCTGCCTTTATTGCCTTGTCGCGCTCCGAATCATAATCTTTTCTATGCTTGTGGCGTTCGCCATCAATTTCAAGCACTATATACTCATCCAAAAGCAGAAAATCAACTTGATATTTGCCAACTTTATACTGCGGTTTACAACGGACTCTATTTTGTATCAGCATGATAGCAGCTATCATTTCATAAGCGCTATCAAATTTGTCCGGTTGCTCAGCAGCATAGTCCTCTACGGCTTTAATCGCCTCTCGAAATTTATATAAATCCAAATTCTGATGTTCCAAAAGGTCAACCGCACGCTCAAACATTACTTTCTTTTTCAGCCGTGCGTATTCTTTTAAGTCTTTAGATCGTTGCTCGATAACAGCTGAAAAGCACTCCTCACAATAGCACCGCTGTTTATAGTCAGAAAAAGGACGAATGGAAAAACCATCGTTCGTCCCGATCATCCTCGTTTTTGTTGCCTCTTTTCCGCATATCCAACATTTCACGTTCAGCCCTCCAGCTCCGAAGCGAAAATTCCCCCATTTCTTTTGTGCGTCTCCACGCCTGCCCCTTTGGGGCAATACCATAATAACATTTATATACGGGGACAAGGGGGGACAATTTACTCATCTTCTCATTATCTGTACTGTGTAGATTCTACGTCCACGCTTTCAGATCGGCTTGCATGCAGCATCCGGTTCAAAGCACGGTATGGGATGCGGCTCTGCTCCACACAAAGAAACGGCGGCATCCGAAGACGCCGCCCGCTGTCATGCTTCACTTTCTATTCTTTCAATCTCCTTCTGTATCGCGTCACATATGATATGCATGCGCGCTTTCTTTGGTCTGCTTTGCCCTGTCCTTATCCGTCCAAGCTCCGTGCCGCTTATGCCGGTCAGCTTTTCAATACGCCTGAGTGAAAGCCCATACTCATTAACTGCTTCGTTGATGCGGCTTGCCGCCTGTCCGACCAAATCCCTGTCGGAATCCTTTCCCATTTCCTCTTGCAGTTCCGCAAGGTGTGGCATGTCAAGCCCGGAACGCTGCAAAAGCTTTATAACGACCGGAAAACGTTCGTTCCGGCATGACGCGACAATCGACGCTGCCCGTATGTAATCGTCCCTTGTAATATCACGCTGCGGCGTATCCGCATCCGGAAGCGCATAGCTTCCTGTTTTGCGGATAGCAGGAAGGACTTCATGGGTGATCCAGCGCTTGAACCGCTTAGCCTCTTTTTTTCTGCTCGCCAGTATAAGGTTATATAGTCCATATTCGTTTACACAATTTGTCCCGTCGCTATCGCACACCCCTAAGTTGAACTTAGCCCTCTCGTCAGCATCCAATCTTTGCATTGCCATAGTCGGATTGCTCAACCCTAGTGCCTTGCAGATGTCACATCCCACAAACCACGGTTCACCGTCGATCGTTAGTGTACGGATACTGCCAAACTCCTCATTGTTGAAAATTTGTAAAGTGTTCATACCGTATCACCCCTTCCCGCTTCCAGTGCCGCGATCAAGAAGTTGAGGGACATTACAATACTTTCAAACACACTGGCATATGTTTCAACATCGAGTTCGCCACATTCCGCCGCGCTTTGTGCAACAGCCGCAATATCTGATATTCTTTTTAATTCTTCTAACATAGATTATTCACGCTCCTTTTTGATTGTTAATTATTTTTAACTGTTGACTGACACAATCCAGCGTGATATAATCTATTTATCAACACTTGATTGTGTTGTGTGGACAGATAACGGTTACAATCTTTGGTAGGGGCGTAACCGTTATTTGCTTTTAATATCCGAATAAAGTTTTTCTATCCCACGTCGAATAACTTTGGCTGTATCTTCTTGATAGTATTCAGTCAAGGTATCCAACTTATCTAATAGCTCTTGATCACATCTGACTCCAAGCTGCTTCATCTTGGGATTATCACTTTTCGGTCTGCCCGTTCGTGGACTCAATTATTCATCACCTCACTTTTTGATTACCACAAAATCATTTTAATTTTTGATTATCAAAAAGTCAAGTATTTTTCCAAAAATAAATAATTTTAACACAAAGCATATGAATAGTCAATTATTTTTAACAATGCAATTTGCAGATGTAAATAAAAATTTAGGACCCGTAACACTTAGTATGAATTCCAAGTGTTACAGGTCCTAAAATAAAATTATCATGCCTCTTTCAAAATATTTTAGCGGTTTTGAGATTTAATACTTTTTTTGCATGTGTTCGTATATAATCTCCTGCTGATTTATCACATTGCGCTTGTAATAAGTTTACACTATCCATAGTACAATTG